AGGGTCAGGAAGGGGGTCGGCAGTGCGCATATAATGAGCTCTACATAATAAGCATGCCAAGGTGGGGTTTGATTCAACTGTCCTTGGATCGCCAGGCAGCGCATTTAAATTGGATGCTTTTAATATCTTTTTAAGCAATGAACTTTTAGAGGGGTAACTTAACCAAACTGAGATATCTTGATAATCCGAGGGTTCTTCTTGCCAATAACCCAATCCGCCATTAATAACATGACCAATCTGTTCTTCATATTTATAAGCACTTTCTACCCAGCCCGTTCCGTAAATTAATATCTCAGAGGAAAGGCTGCTAGCATCAATCGCCTTCAATGCGGGAATAATTATCTGTTTTCGGATATCGGTAGGTTCCATTTGCCATCCTTTTTACCAATAAGGAAGCTGAAAACATAGCCTAATAAGGAGCGCGACAGATACAACACCCATCACGCACCAAACAATGTCATCAAATGAAAGATGCATTAATAGCAGTCTTTTTTGCCTTTTCCATCTTTTTTCTTTTCTTTCATATCTTTTTTCTTCTTCATATCTTTCTTGCCATCTTTAGCTTTCATTTCTTTTGCCATGATAATTTACCTATTTTAAGTTTAAAAAGAGGGGCTTTCACCCCTCACTATATTAAGCAACGGTTGGATAAACGTTGTATGAGAAATTAACTTTAAAGCTTGAGGTTCCGCCAGCGTTGGTAAAGTTGCCCGTACCATTGGAAAGATAAATTCCAAGGTTGACCATCGAAGCCATCGTTCCTGTTGCGGCAGCATTCAGTGTGAAGCCATTGCTTGCAGCAAATGCATTAATGGTTGCAGCAGCTTCAGTGCTACTTGCAGCAGTTCCACCTAGCAAGGTGGTGCTACCATACTGTAGACCAAACGCACCACCTGAAGCGGTTACGGCAGCGCCATAATCGTATTCAACGGCAATAGGAGTGTTTAACACAATCCAAGTATGTGGGCCGGCGGGGGGCACTAAAAGCACAGGCGTGACACCCATGGTCAATAGTTGAGCATTGGTGATTACTATGCTAGCGCTATTTGAGACAAGAGGAGAGAAATTAAAATTAACCAATGGGTCAACAGTAAAGAACCCTTCCCCGCCAGCATAGGCAACCAAAGCAATATCATTCGCTTGCCATTGGAAAAGACCAAAATTCAGCGCATTTATAATTGCTGCCTGGGTTGTTAAGTATCCAGTAGCCGTTATGGTAGCCAATGAGTCGGTTGTAACAACGCGCACAATTGATGGATTGTTGCCCCAATCTCTTGTGATTACGGTGATAGCCATGTTGAAATCTCCTAAGTTTTATTAAAAATTCTTTTAAACGGTTGTATAAAGCTTTCTTCTACGTAGTCTATCCAAGTCTGATACGTCCAGATAGCCTTCTTTTTGAATGCCTGGGTGTGTATCAAGTCTTTGGGTGTTTCTAGCACGTAGAGCCGCTTCCCCTTCTTGATCGTAAGTCTTTTTTGGATCTTCGACATAAGGACCGTCAAATGTGCGCTCTTTCTCTTTTTTAATATTGTCTGACGTATTTTGAGAAATATTGATATTAAATTTTGCCATGATTAACCCCTATCGTGCTTTTCAGCGCGTTTTTTACCAGTAGCAGCAAGCTTTGACATCTTTTCATTGCCAAGCTTCTTGCGTCCAGCGGATGCAGTTATAGCGCCAGCCGATTCCTTGGAGTAGCCCTTCTTTTCAAGGGCACCTTCCATCTTAGCGAAGCGGCCACCTCCTCCAAGTTTCATTGATTTAGCCATGATTATTCCTTAGCTTGCAGCGCGAATTATTTGATAATTAACAATAGCGCCCGCGCCAGGATTCGCGCTATAAGTAACGGTCAAAGTATTTGCGGTCATTACAGCAAATGAGACCGATACAGTGTTTGGGCCATGATTTACTAATTGCACAAATGCTAAATCTGTCGCCAATGCACCAGCTACGGTAATTGCTTCCGCCGCTGCGCCACCTACTGTTGTATATTGACCAGCAAATTTCACGACGTGCGAAGGTGTAACGCCTGCCGCCAGGGCAGGAAGATCAACAATGTTAGCCCCCAACATGGCGGCGGTAATAGAGCCCGCAGGTATATTAGCATTACCGGCTGACGTGGTAACGTTCGGTGATATCGCTGTAATTTGCAATTCAACAACGCCATCGGTACATACGCAATAAATCTGATCGCCGATATTCCATGTGGTATTTCTACCAATAACTGTTGGCGGATTCGCATTTAAATTGAAATAATCAGCAGCTTCAACAGTTGCGATTGTATCGGTTGTATAATAACCCCACCACTGAGGCAAGTTGCGTCTTGGGGGTGTGTTTACAGCGTTCCATTGAACTAAATTACCTGCTTTAAAAGCCATTTCTATCTTCCTTCTAAGTTAAATTAAAATTCTTTATTTCGCCTCATCTGGAAGCGGTAAACCCCTAGCATCTGGATGAGTGTCAGGATCGAATCCATTTGCGTGCGCTCTTTCGGCGTGGTCATTCCATATAGCGTGCAACTCATAAAACTTATCATGAGCGGCTTGTATTTCAGGTTGTATGGCATCGTGAATAGCTTGCCATTCAGCCCGCTTTTGCTTTACATATTCCGCGCCATGCTCAATAAGCCATTCATGTTCTTGCGCTCTGGATGGTTTATTGGGCACTTTTCGCTGTGCGTCATGTACATTCCACCATGCTAATTGGGATGTTTCCTCAAATGGATGCATGTCTACGGTTTTTGTAGGAGAAATAATATGATTTATTTCATTAACAATAGATCCATCAGCAAGAACTTTTTCAACAACTTGCTGCACCACTTTTCCAGCATAAGATTTTTTAAGTGCCATTAGTTTTGATATCCAAATAGTTTGACAGTTACAGTTGCGATATTTCCTGAGCTCATTGATAATTTAAAGCTTGTCAAAACAGTTGCCCCTTGCCATTGGGCGCTTAAATGGGTGCCGCCAATAACAGTCGAGCCGGAATTTACCATTGTTGTTCCTTGGCCGAAAATGTTTTTATAAGTAGAGCCATTTACATTAGAAATATGTAAGGCATATGAACCATTCATATTGGCATTGTTTAACAAAACGCCATCATAGGTAACGTCAATAATGGAGCTGCCTGAAAAAGCTTCTACTCCATCCGCCACCGTATTCCAGTTCCAATTGCAGCCATAATAAGCGGACGTAGCATAGGTAGGAGTTGAACCTGTGCCTATTACCATTTGAAATGTAGCTTCGTTTGTTACAATGGCAAGGTTTTCAATAAGGATTAAATAGTTGTCATATGTAGAAGACAAATCATTTGCAAATGCGAGAGACGCTGTGCTACTTGAAATTGTGCCGGAGGCTAGCCAAACTAAACCTCCTGACGCACCACTAATTGGAGCCCACGATCCATCACCCCTCCAATACGTCGAAGAACTAGCGGATGTTCCACTATTTAAACTGGCAGTTGAAACCTGAACCGCAGAAGGTAAAGTAGAAGTTCCCGCTGGATCTCCGGCGGTTCCTGCTAATATTTGACTTGAAGTTAATGTTACATAATTTGGAGTAGAAGCGCCACCTTGCGCAACGAATATCCCGTGAACAGTGCGGTTGCCTTCGTTTGTTGCATTATTATAATTTGTCATGCTTCACCTTAACTATAAGAAGGATTGCCAATAACACTGTAAGCAACCCATGTGGTATTTGCTATGATGCAAACAACAAAAATACAATCATATTGATTAGAACTTGCAATGCTCACAGTTGAATTCACATTACCTAATCTTGTATTGCCACCTGAGCCCTGAGCTAAGATCCAGCCGCCAGCGCCATCACCAACAATACCTACTACACTTCCCACGGCAGCGACAACTGGAAGTGTGACTGTAACAGTTGAGGCGTCTGTAATTATGTATGCCGTATTTACCGCCGCCGTTACAGGCGTGGTTGATTGTGCAACCCATGAAATTCCCGAGCCACTGCCCGCAATATTAATAGCTCCCGTAGTTGCGCTAACTGTGATGCCGCCTGATCCCGTGATAGTCACTGCAACTGGATCTGAGGCTGTGGTTCCGACAAGTACTTGACCAGCAGCTAAAGTTACAGCAGCTACCGCAGCAGTTCCTTCGCCAATGATAATTCCATGAGCGGTTGGGCCTGCGGATGCACCAGAATATAGTGGGTAAGGACTATTTGTGGCGTTATTGTAAGTAGTCATTTAATTTAAACCTTATGCAACAACCAAGTTGCCAATTGAACTTAAAACTAACCATCCGACACTTACGCCTCCACTAACCTCAAAGCATAGAAGCTCGACAGCATCACTAACCGCGCTTGAATCAAGATGACCTGTGCTTATCGTCGTGCCCTCGTTTCCATAATCTATAAATTGATTAGTGGTATAATGAATCGTGAATCCACCTTCTATATTCGCTAATCTCACAATGTCGCCAATAGCGCCATTCGTGGGTAATGTGTATGTAATGGGGGTGCCAGATGATGCTAAATAACCATTGTTAACCGACATCGCCACGGGGCCAGAAGTGTTTGTATTCCAGGCAAACAATGCGCTTGACTCGATGACTGTTCCTGTCCCTCCAAAGAAGAATCCGCTTGTTGGCGAATCTGCTTTAAACAAAGGTAAAACTACATTTCCAACAGAGCTTGGTGCGTTAACTACTAATTGGTTTGGGGGTGAATTTGTTGCGCTAAGATAATAACTAGCGCCAGCTGTAAATGTTTGGGTTGTGATATTTGGAACATAGCCGGTCTGTGTAACGACAAATGTATTGGCATCTATAATGTAAGAAACCATCATGCATGCAAAGCAACTGCTAATCATATTGGCAATTGCGGGAATATAATTAGGAGGCCCCACGAGTGCATCATTAATTACAATCTCTCCCACAGAAAATCCATGGGCAGTTTGGACAATAACATGTTGCAGTTTGTCAGTTGATAGCGCTCTGGCTGTATATGCTGTCATTTTATATTCCTCACGCTATCTGACCATAGAAAGAAATTCGACCACTTACAAAGCCAATAGTGGCAGGAAAAGAAAATTTAAAGCCGGTTATGGCCGCAGTGCTAGAATTATTCCAGGGCGTGACATTAACGCCTGTAATAAAGTCAGTCATAAGTCCCTCTGGTCTTGGAAAATAATAATATGGTTGACCTGTAAGACCGCTACCTGGGACAACTGATTCGCAAACGAACGTTTTATAATTGTCGGTTGTATTTATAGAGCGAGCATTAACTTCAAACTCCATTCTTTGCGATCCAATAGTAAAATATGCACTTCTCGAACCTGCGTTAAAAGGGGTAAATGTGAATCCATTTAATATATAAATACCGTTTTCTGTGTAGCCAGTTGTTAACAATGTTCCGTTGGCGTAGAACTGCAATAACATGTTGCCGCCAGAATTGTCCCCAACCGTTGTGTTGAAAAATTGAATGTCTTCGCCAACAATACTGATATTTGCATATTGACCAGCAAGGAATGTTCCAGTTGTATCAAGGATGGTTTGACCATTAGTAAGATTGAATGTTTGAATCAATGTCCAAGCACCACCGCCAGGAGCAACGCCGCCATGTCCAATCGTTGGCTTCATTGGGAATATCCAGCCCCCATTGGTTTGGTCTGGCATAAACATAGGCTTTGAGAAATTTGGCGAAGTGGGCTCAGTTAATGTGATTTGCCCGGCAACAGGTGCGTTAGAGGTGGACAAATAATAAGGCTGACCAATGCTCATTGGTACCGCTGTATTTGCAATTCCACCTGGAACTGAAGGAGCAATATCTAATCCTGTAACATACCCTACTTCTTGAAGAATGATAGTATTAACATCAGGAATCGCCACAATCATTGCAGTTCCATAAGAGGGAACAAAAGAGGTTGCAATCGCTGCAACATAAGCCCCGGCAACCGTTGTGCTAGGTTTAACCACCGTTCCAATCATTATGAACCCATGCGCAGTTTGTGTAATTGTTTTCAATAATGGATTATTTGCAGCGGTGGCGGACAATGGACGCTGAGGAAGAATATAACCTGCATTTGTATTTACTGTGGCCGATGTTTGTTCGGAAACATAAAGTGGCTTACTAAAGCCTCCCGACAAACCTGGATCGACAGCGACCATCTGCCCTGCAATCGTCGGTGATAAATAGTAAACAGTGCTGGGAATGAGTGCTGAAAATGTTGGGCCAGGGGCGGAAACATACTGGAATGGCGCGAATACAGGACCAGTTCCTGAAACATAGCCAGCGAATTGCAATACAAAAGTATTGGTATCTATGACTTCAATTACAACGCCCACGCTTTGAGAGTCAGGGGTTAAAACGTCCGCAATGGCCAATACATAATGAACTTGGTTAGGCCCTGTGGTTGGTGTGCCTATTCTTAACCACTCGCCGGGATTAAAACCATGTGCATTTTGTGTAATGGTTACGATATTTGAATCTGTTCCACCAGGAGGAGTTGGGCCTGGAATTCCCGTATCGGGGCCGCCACCATCAATGATACCGCGATAAGGTAATACCCAGCCGCTTGTGTTGGTGCCGTTCGTTGCATCAGGAATAAATACAGGGCGAGATACTTCACCATCGATAATAGTGTCAGCGGCCATCATGCCTCCGCTAACAGTATCGCTTAAAAAGTAAGGTACACCTGGCGTCAAAACAGGAAATACAGCTTGGGCAAGCGTTACATATCCAGATTGCTGCAAAGTGAATTGCGTATAAGGAGGGCCACCAGGGGGAGCCACAGCAATAACAACGCCGATTACTTCAGCAAATTCAGGGGTTGTAGCTAACGCCGTGGTATATAAATTAGTAGCTACATCAAAACGCACCCACTGACCTACAGAAAATGAATTATTTTGGATAATAACCTGCGTTACAGCACCACTTCCACCACCACCGCCCCCATTTGGACCAATAGCATTTGCGCCATTTGTTAGGCCAACAACAGAAGTCACGGCCTCTGGTACAAATTCTGAGAACTTTCTTGTCAGGATGGTCATAGTTTATCCTTAGCCTGGCAACTTTGTTAAGGCAATCCCAACATATGCTGCCGTGTCGGGCGTGATTAAATGTATCACATCTGTGCCTTTTGCATAGCGCTTACTACCATCAGATCCAGGTCTAAACTCCAAATAGGCAGTAGTAGTTGACGTTCCAGCTGAAACGTCAGCCGCAGTTACATTTAAACCTATAAAAATATTGGCTGTTGAGATATATGAAAATCTAATTTGATATTTCATTGTTGCGTCGCCAGGAATTGTATAAGTTTGCTCAGTTCCAGTTGCCAGCGCCACTTGAACGCATGTATCACTAAACGGAACTGTTCCTTCATAATTGCTATTGTAATTTGTCATGATTTTTCCTTAATTCACAATGCCAAGACGGGCATCGACAACATAATGAAATTGAACATAAGCACTGGGCAATTCGTAAGCTTGAGAACCAGCGCCTGCATTATTAAATGTGGGCGAGCCAGGAGCGCCAGCAGCAGTATATCCCGCAAACTTGTTACCAATACTCGACGCTGCCCAATTAGCTATCGCAACATCTGTAGGGCCTGCCAATACAGCCCCATTGAAAACCATAGAAGCGGTCAATACATTTGGCGTATTAGCAGTAGCTGTTGAATAAAGTGTAATTGTAGGGATTCCCGCGCCAGAGGGGATTCTTTTCAATGTTCTATATTCCCAGCTGAAAGATTGAGATCTAAAGATAAAATTATTAGCAGCATTTCTCAATGTGGATTGCTGAGGGGCCGTCAACGCATTTACTAATGTAACTGTTCCTGGCGCAGTAGATGCTTGATAACTCTTTTCGTAATATCGCTCGCAATCTCTTAATGCTTCATCTCTGCCCTTGGGGGCAGGTCTTGTTGCCATCTTCCCAGCGCATAACCCAACAGATTGAATGGTTATTGAATCGGTCGCGGTAACAGGAGCAAAGCCTATAACAATCGCAAACCAAATAGCATTATTGGATATAGCAGCGCCATTTAGATTCCAGCCATTAAAAGAAAGCTCACTTAA